TCATAATTTACCTATTGAAATTTGTACCTTATTATTACTATACCTGATCCGCCGGCTCCACCGTTTCCTTGAGGAGATGGATTAGCTGTATGAGGACCTCCTCCACCGCCGCCACCAGAATTAGTTCCACCATTACCACCATTACCGCCTGGAGATGCATTACCTCCAGCATTTATAGCAGATCCTCCGCCTGTTCCTGATGTTCCAGGAGGTTGAGCACTAGATCCGCCTCCACCACCTAAACCACCATTACCAGCAGCACCACCTCCACCAATACCAGCAGTACCACCTGCACCACCAGCCCAATAATAATTATTTCCACATATATTAACTTGTGAACCATTACCACCATTACCACCTTGTCCAGCTGAAGGAGGTGTTGTAACTGCGTCTGATCCCTGTACTCCAGCAGAACCACCGCCACCGCCACCACCGCCGCCGTGTGTATCAAAACCAAAACCTTTACCACCGTCTTTACCTTGAGGTGGACTTACCGAAGGTGTGTTACCTACTCCACCATAACCCATTACTGGCCCTAAAGGACCGGGTCCACTTCCGTGACCAGATCCACCACCAGCTCCACCTGGAAATCCAGATCCATTTGGAAGTGGATTTGTTGGTTCAGATGCTCCAGCAGAACCTCCTCTACCACCACCTGCAGATGTAATACCTAATCCAGATGATGCAACTCCACAAGACCCACCTGATCCAGCATTATTTGTTGCACCACTTCCACCACCTCCAACAACAATTGGATAACCTTGTGCTGTCACAGCTAAACCTCCGGTCGCTGAAACTGGAAAAACATATCTGGTACCGCCACCACCACCACCGCCACCTATGTGAGCTCCGCCTCCACCACCACCAGCTACTACTAAATATTCTACTGTATTTGATCCTCCAGCATTTCCTGCACAAGAAACTGTAAAAGTTCCTGGTCCTGTAAATGTATGAATTTTGTAATCACCTGAAGTTGCAGTACTATTACCACCTGATGCTGCAACAAAAACAGGTACTACACCTGTTTCAGTGTCTTCTGCATTTTGAACATTAACCCAACCTTTTGTTGAATCAACATAAACCAAAGTTATTGCTTGACCATTAACATTTAATGTTGCATCATCCGCTACACCACCTATTTTTTCTGATCCATTAGGACTTATTGTAAAATTGTAAGTTGCAAAATTTCTTGCATAATCTGCAAATGAAACAATCGCTCCAGCTGATCCTGCAGGTAAGTTTGCTGTTATTGCACTTCCTGAATTTATAAAATATCCTTCTCCATTTACTGGAGTGAATGTTGCTGTCTTTGGAGTTGTCTGCCAATCAACAGTTCCTGTTCTACCAAAACCTGATTGAGAAGCACCAGAAGCTAAAGCAATACTATCGCCACTTGCACCTAGTGTAATGGTTGTCCCACATTTATTGATGATGTTTGAATCATCTGAAACTTTATTTATATTATCTACTTTAATTTTACTTGTCATAATTATTGAAATTTGTACCTTATTATTACTATACCTGAACCACCACTATTATTATTTCCACCTCCACCACCACCAGTGTTAACTGTTCCAGCTGAACCAGCAGCAGTTGTTGGTCCTCCTACTCCACCAGCTCCTCCGCCACCAGTTCCTCCTGCTCCACCAGTAACTGAAGGTCCAGGACTATATGCCATTCCACCACCGCCTCCGGCTCTTACGGTTGGTGTACCATTAATTGAACTCGTTGCTCCTGCTCCACCAGCTCCACCTGGAGTATAAGATCCTGGAGGTGCATTTGAACCAACAACTGTAGCACCACCGCCTCCACCACCAGATCCATTACAAGGACCAGTACTAGCACCATTTCCACCTGCGAATCCTTGAGCTGGAGTTGTTGAAGGAGTATTTCCTGCACCACCTGCTCTTGGTCCACCAGCTGAACCTGCTCCACCACCACCTGATCCACCTGTATTTCCTACTTTACCAGCATAGTTTCCACCACCACCTCCTCCTGTTGCTATAATAGTTGAAAAAGTTGAATTTGATCCTGCATTTGTAGGATCGGTAGAAGGAGCTCCTACTCCACCAGCACCTACTACGATTGGAAAACCAGTCGCTGTTACTGTAATTCTATTTGGTGCACTTGGCTGACCATCTAAAGGACTTGCTGTATATGGAGTAACGGGAGATTTAGTTTCTCTATATCCACCTGCTCCACCACCACCACCTGTAGTTTGACCACCAGCTCCACCACCTGCAACAACTACATATGAAACTTCATTATTAGCTGCAACAACTGCTGTGCAAGTTACTGTAAAAGTACCTGGTCCTGTAAATGTATGAACTTTACAATTACCATCTTCTGTTATAGTTCCACCTGTTGCTACTACAAAAGCATTACCTACAACATTTTCACTTGAATCAGAAGTTGTTACCCAACCTTGAGTTCCATCTACATAAATTAAAGTTACTGATTGACCTTCTGTACTTAAAGTTACATCAATATTTAAACCACCAATTTTTTCTGATCCGTTTGGTGAAACAGTTAATTTATTTGTTTGAAAAGTCCCTGCATAATCTGCAAGTGATACTATTGCACCTGCTGATCCAGCGGGTAAATTACAAGTAAATGCTCCAGCTGTTGTATTACAAAAATATCCTTCGCCTGATACTGCAGTGAATGTTGCAGTTTTTGGAGTTGTTTGCCAATCTACAGTCCCTGTTCTACCAAAACCTGTTTGAGTAGCGCCAGCACCTAAAGTTACAGCTGTGCCTGATCCACCTAAAGTTAAGGTTGAACCACTTTGTTTATCAATTGCATCTACTTCTATTTTTGACATTATACTATTACTAAAGTCCCCGTTACTGTTACAGTTGCGGGAATAGTAATAGGTCCAGCTAGAACTGCATTTTCAATTGTTTGTGTTCCGTCAATCGTGGACGATTGATTAGGTATAAATTCGTTGGGGGCTGCTTGCCCTCCGATGTATTGGATTCCATTTACTATTGCCGTCATAATTCCTCCTACGAACTAATTGTATCGATGTACGAAAGAACTACGTCCAAGCTACTAGCTGTATCAGAGACTGCTTCTAACGTATCACCATTAGCTAAAACAATTTTTGCTCCGCCTTGAATTAATTCAATAGCAGAATTTGGTGGTATGTTTACCCCTTTTGCAAGGAAGTAATCAGCTCCGCCTTTAGCAATTTTAACATCAATTGCAATAGTTGATGTTAAAATATTACAACATCTAATACCAATTACTGCATCATAATCTCCAGCTGCTAATAAAGTAGTATCACCTGTTCCAATTGTTCTAACTAATACGTTTCTAAAATCTTGTGCCATATTTTTTTCCTATTTATAACGCCACGGCCATTGCTAATGCAAAGCCAGCTGACGCTGCTCCTACTGGTGTTCCTGTCGAATCTAAGTAGACAGACTTACTTGCAGGCATTGTACAGAATACATCTTTAGTTGTACTACTCCCGAAACTTATTTTTGAAGTGTTACCTGCAGAGTTACTTAAAACTGTATCTCTTCTAAAAGTTGTAGAACCTGTAAGAGTTCCTAAACCTACTTCAAAATTTGGCGTACCTTGTTCAAATATACAATAATAAGTTGTATTAGAAGTTCCAATACCACTATTAAAAGTTACAAAACCAGTTGAAGCACCTGCAAGTGTAAAATCACCTGCTCCCGATGTTGTACTAGTTTCTTTTACTCGATCATTAATTACTAATGCCATTAACTATTCCTATGGGTTTCCAGTTATACTTAATAAAGCGCCAGATCCTGAAGGACTTCCTGCTGTTGCACTTGGGAAAGTAACTTTAAAATCACCAGCTGTAGAAGTAATGTCACCACCAAAATCTAAAATTGCTACTAGATATTGATTAGCTGTTGCTCCACCAGGTGCTACATATTTATATAACACTCCTGTTCTTGCTGTGATTGTAGAAGCTGTCCATGTAGGATCAGTTGTAAAATCTACTGTTGTATAATCTCCTGTTTGTGCCACTACTCCTTGACCTGCAGTTTTTCCGTTTGTTGTATAAGCCGTTCCAACTGTACCAACTTGATTGGCTACAGCAGAAGAATAAACAGAATCAGTTACCGCGTAAGGTGTTGCAGTAGTATACAGAGCGAGATAATACCCATCATTAACAGATAAATCATGCTGTCCTTTTAGGATCCCTTGTTTAAAAGCATAAGGTACTACGTTTGCCATATTTTTTTCTCCTTAATTAATTTGTTCCGTAACTAGATGGTGGTTTTGATTTTAATTGTTGACGAATCATGCCATCTTCATATTCATCTCTGCGTCTGTAGCCGATTTGCTCGGTACCATACGTTGTAAGAGCGTTTTCATATTGCCCTTGGTAGTATTGTATCATATCTGTCGGACCTTTCAAGTATCCATATGTATTTACCAAACATCCATATAAAAGCAAGTCTTGATATTTGTTAGATAAATAAGTTCCTAAAGTAGAATAATCTATAGGTGTTGTAGTTGTAATACTTGGTGCCTCTTTATTATAAGCTAATGTTATAGCGTATGTTTGATTAGGTGTAGGTGCTACAACCCAAAATTCTTCATCCCAATTACCATAATATTTTGGAATATCTACGGCTGCAGTATCTGGTTTAGAATAGTATTCTGCCATAAAACTAGGATCTCTTTGTTCTAAAAAAAATTGATTGCCTGCTGTATCTTTAAGTTGAACATAATTAATAGATCTTAAATCAGCAGGAATAGTTACATATCTATTTCCTACAATTAAAGTTGATGTTGCGTAGTGAGCATTTTGATCTGTAGGAACCGCTCTTAAAATTTGATTTTCTGTATTTTTAATAATTGTTGCTAAAACAGAATCAGTTAAAACTGTATCTGATACTTCTGTGTATCCTCTAATATCTGTTCTTAAATTTGCTAAAGTGTATGCCATATTATAATGCCTCCAATGTTACTGGTCCTGCTGAACATCCTGAACCACCACCTTTAACTCCACTAGTAGTAGCAGCATCAGCACTTTGAAAATAAAAGTAACTAATTGGATTAGTTAACACATCGCTTGTAGTATTACCAGTTACATTTCCTGCTGCATCTATTTTACCTAATTGAATTGTAAAACCATTTGCAGAATCAATATCTGTTACACCTGAAATATCTGGTATAACATTATAAGATTGTAAATTATAAGCGTCGGGTCCACCAGTTCCATTTGAAATTACTAAAGGTGCTCCTCTTAATCTAACTTTACTATCAGCTTTTCTTTGATGATCTAAAGAATAAACATTTACATAAGTATTACCTCCTGAAATAATAATTTCAAAAGGATTATTATCTAATAAAATTAATTGAGCTGTAGATTCAACTTGAGGTCTTGGGTTTTGTAATGCTTGTGGATCGTTCCCAACTGGTTTAGGTTCAAGTTGTGGTTGCTTTGGTTCATACTCTGAGTAATGAACTAAAGATCCATTCCATTCTCTAACCATTTCTGTATATGGAAATCTTAATCCTGATCTATCTGAAATAGATAATGCTCTTTTACCTCTAGCAAACACTCCCATTATGACATTACCCCATCACCATAAAATGTTTGTGGAGAAATAAATGTAGATGTACCTTGGTTGTCTGCATCTAATGCTCTTAACATTTCACTTTCATAAATTCTTTCAAGATCTAAAGTTCTTTCTGGAGAAAATTTCATACTTAAATAATATGCAAGACCTGACATCATGCATGGATAAAATCTATTTACTACATCAGAAACATTTGTGTATGCTCCTGGGTTTTCTATTTTAGATAAATAATAAAAACAAAATTGAAAACTACTTGGTGTAGTTGTACTTGATACACTTGAATTTGGTGTAGCATATAAAAATATGCTTGGATTAATTTTTCTTTCTACATAAAACTGTGAAGGAGTTCCTTGTACTAATTTGTTAGGAGTGGCATTGTATGTTGATCTACTAATTTGTGTTAATGCTATGTCTTGAGGTGCTGTAGTTGTAGAATTATTTCTATAGTATGCTTCTAATATTTCACTCATATCACTTGGAAAATTTATAGAATCTGTTGCAAAACTATATTCTGCTTGACCTAAAACTAAAGGTACTTTAGCTAGTTTTACTTTCCATAAATGGACCCCTCTGTTTTCCCATTCTTGAAACATAATATTTAAAGAACGTCTTGCAGATCTTAATTGATAACCTGTTCTTGTACCTCTTATATTAGTTCTTTCAAATGCTTCTTCTATAATATCATCTATTGGTGGATTAAATTTATTAGATACTCCAGAAGATTGAGTAATTGTAGGTGCAGAACCTCCCATACCAGCATGTTGAGTACAATAATAAAATAATGGAGGTACAGTTTGATCTGCAGTTGTAGTTGAGTTTCCTACAATAATAGTAGTATTTGATCCTGCGTTTCCAGATACACCTGTAGTAGTTACACCTGTTGTGTAAGCTCCTGTTGGTGAGTTATTTGGATTTGTAGAAAATGCAAAAACGTGAGTAAGGTTTGAATTGTCCGACGTATCAAAAATATATGTGTTACCTTCTTGTAACTGAATAGTCGGGCTAACCGTACCATTAATATAGTATTTATTTCCTGTACCATATTGGTTAGTACCAGTTGCAACCGTAACTGTATAAGTAATAGTCGCCATGTAAAAACCTTATCCGCCAGTTATAGTTAAAGTAACGCTTCCGCTTGCTCCGGCTAAATTAAATACTATTCCGTTTTTAAATAAAATACCAGAACCCGGAACATAAACTTCCAAACCTTCAGTACCATATTTATAAGTAGCTACTAAATTTCCAGCTGCTGCTGCACCTGCTGTTGCTGCGTCGTAAAGTAATAAAGTAGAACTTGCTATTCCTTTTCCTTGAATAGAAGTAATTCTAGCTCTACCTAATCTTGATAAAGTATCAGCTCCAATAGTAGCGAGGTTTAGGGTTGTTTGATCACTTGAATATGAGTTTCCCATTTGTATTATTCTCCTAATTTATTTTATGCTCCCGAAGGAGCATAAATAATTAATTAATTACGCTGATTCAGCGCCGTTTTTTTCGTCAGCAACAAAATAGTAAATAGTACCACTTGCAGAACCTGCTGCAGATGTACCAGCTGCATGAGTAACTGTTAATTGTTCTCGTGCGCCAGCAGCATTTACAATAGCTGGTCCATATTCAACACCATTAATAATTGTTGAAATACCACCAAGTGCTACACCATCAGTTGCGCCACCTACTACTGAAAGAGATTTTGCTACGACTGATTGAGCAATTGCAAAACCATTTGGATCTGCAACTACAGTTCCAGTT